CATTTCCATCTGTATTGTCTGGAAGATCAGGATCAATCTTAAATGTATGATGACGAATAACTGTTTCTTTTTCTGAAATTACATCATTATATCTTTGTTGAATAAAGTCATTTTTAAAACGGGGAAATGAAAGTAAAATTAGTTTTCCAAAATCAGGAAAACGCGAAGTAATGGAGCCTTTATACATTTTATAGATTGCAGAGGCTGTTTTAGCCTGTTCGTTACCGCTTGTAGATTCAAGATCAAAGCCAGAGATTTCGTCAAGAATAACCATAATAACGTTATATCCTTCCCAAGATTCTCTTTGAGAGTGACCAGAGTGTACTGTGATTCCTTTACCAAATTCTACTCCAGATACTTTGGCATCATACTTCCCTGCAAACCATGGGCTTTTTTCAATTCTATTTAAGAATCCTTTAAAAAATACTCGCTTGGCTTGTTCTGCATTGATAGCAATATTAATAATATCAATAGCATCTCCAGGTGGCTTTCCGTAATAAGTTGCTGGATCTTTAAGACAAAGTAATAAATAAACTACATATGCACAGGCTATTGTTGAAGTATAATCTTTACCTGAACCTTTGCCCAACTGCATAATGATTTCGTTACAGGTTTGCTTCCATCTTTTACCCGCTTCTTCTTCATTAAACATTTTTGCTAGGGTGTCTTTTTTATAAATTTGAGTTGCTGCTTTAATCATTGTATATTGATATTGAGAAAGTGGGGGAAGATTTAAATATTCTCTACTTACAACAAACTCTTCAATAGTTACAGGCTTTTCCTCAAATTCATCCCCATCAAGAGCATCAATAAAAGCATCAAAACCAACCATTATTCTACGTCTACCTGAACTGCCTCTAGTCTACCAGTGATTTCTGAAAGCCTTTTAGAAACTTCCCATTTACAATGCTCACAAGAAACCGTAACATCTTTAAGAATTCTTACAAGTATTTCTTGTTTTCTTTCTGTTTCAATAATTTGATCAGCCATAGAATTAGACTCAAGTACTCCCGCTTTATTTAACATGTCTATTCTTTTAGATTCAATGTCTGCTATAAGCTTAAGGGCAGCAATCTTAGCATTAAGTTGACCTGCTTGCTCTGCTTCATCTGCTGTATGCCAAGCATCTTTAATTAATAATTGATAGTGTTGATCTGCTCCAGCAAGTGCTTCTTTTGCACGTTCACGAATTCCATTGTTATCATGAATAATATTTTTCCAAGTATCTATATGAGAATTTACCTGAGCTCTGGTCATGTCAAGACTTCTAGATATTTGAGCAGGAGTGCTTCCCTTTATAAGCTCCTCAACAACCTTATTCATTCTATCGAAATCATTGGCTAATTCCATACCGCTCATTTTCTCCGCCTACTCTTTTTCTTTACTATATTTTTTAATCTTTCCATATAAAAAGATTTAAACTCTCCAGTGGTAATATCCATGCAATCAATCCATTGTACATCTAAATCTTGGTTATGTACCCATTTAATAAACTTAAATACCCCACGTTGATTTTTAAACTTTAAAGGGGTGCCTGGTCCAATCTCATCTTTACCAAAATTTAAACTGTAATATACATGAATATTTTCATTATGATGAAAAGGTTTAGATTCTATTTTTGAAAGCTTAGTCTTTTTCACCTATAACCTCCCGCTGTTGGCGCCCACACCATCCCTGGTCTGGTGATATTTCTACCTAATATATATCCGCAACCAATACAAAATTGATTATCTCTGTCATCAATTTTTACATTGCGGTCTAGGTCTATATCACAGGTTGTACATGTATAAGAATAAGTTGGCATAATATATTATACTATCCTTATAAAGATTGTGTCAAAAACATTTTTTAAATTCATTATTTATCTTTTCTTTAATAATACATTAAGATGATGTGGCGTTTCTAATATGGTTTTTATTGAAATATTATTTTCATTTAAATCTTCCATAAAAAATTTGTTATTTAATTCTTCTAAAAAGCTTTTTGGATGATAATATCCGAGTTCTGCTATCATTAATGGACAATTTTTAATATTTTCAGGAAAACCTTCCCAAGCTAATGGTTCTGAACCTTCAATATCCATTTTAATAAAATCTACATCTTCTATATCAATTGAATCTAATCTTTTAATTTCTATTTGTTGTTTTTCGTAATTATCATTATCAATATCATAAAGGTTTTTTGAAACACCTGCTCCCCCTGGATTTGTTTTTGGAATAATTAATTCAGCATTACAATTTTCATTTGACAAACCAAAATTATTAATAATTATTTCAGCAACGTTTTCATAATTATTATGTTCTTTTGCTTTTAAATAATTATCTATTAATTTTTTATTTGGTTCAAAAGCAATTACTAAACCCTTAGATCCAACTAATCTTGCAAGAATCTCAGAAAAATATCCAATATTAAATCCAATGTCCAAGCATTTCCAGCCTGGTTTTATGTTATTTATCATCCATTTTGTTACATCTGGTTCCCAGATACCCCTGTATTTTATATTTCCTCCTACATGTTGATCTACTTCATCAACACATAAAAAAAATGAATCAAGGGCTTTATAATAACAATCTATTTTTTCTATACTTTCAGGATGCAAATTCATTATTTAATAATACCATGTTTTATTAAAGCTCTTTGAATTGTCATGTGACTGCATCCCGCTTCTTTAGCCATGTTAACTATACCTAATTTTTTAACCATGTATCTGTCCAACAGCCATGTTTTACTTTCCCAAAGTTTCATTTACCGCATACCACGCAATTGCTGTTGCATCTGCCACATTATCATTATCTGTGTGAACTCCTAAACTCTTAACAAATTCTATTGTTCTTTGCTTGCGTTTTTCTCTAATCTTTGCTTTTATCCAATTGTCTGAACGATCGGGATATTCTAATTTTACCTGATCTTTTTCTAACTTAGTAAAATTTTTATTTCCAATATAAGATTGCCAAGTAATAGGATGAATTTCAATTACATTAATTTCATCATCAAGAAGCTCTCCCATTATTGCTCCAAAAATATAAGCCATTTTTAATCCAGTTGCAACACTTTTTACTGATACCGCTGCCTCTATTGCAACAAAATCATAGTCGATTTGTCGACAAATAGACTTTATTTTACGCTTGGCATCAAGAATTCTTTCATAAACATTGCTTCCTTCAAATATTATTTCTCCCCATTTTATAGGAATTTTATTTTCTATAACACAAAAAGCAAAACTATTGGTGCTTGCATCTACTCCAAGTATTTTATAATCTTTTGTTTTAATTAGTTTGGCTAGAGACACTTTTTACCATTCTTATTAAATCGTTTTTCTTTTTACCGTCTTTTTCTGCTTGACATTTAGCACAAATTTTAGATTCATTATACCTACTTAATTGAGTATTGCATTTAGATGTTTGACACATTCTTTTTGCACCTTTAAGCCTAGCTTTATTCTCATAATAACGTTCTTTAATTTTTAAATTGGTAGCAGTTCTACAACAAATATCTGAACAATACTTTTGATTATGTGTTGTTTTAACAAACTCTTGCCCACATTCTTTGTAAGCACATTTTAAAACTTCATTAATCATTTTGGAATTACCAAGGGGTTTATTAAGGTTTTTCCATCTTCAAGTTCTTTCCAACATGATTTTTTAACTGGACAATATTTGCATGAGGATGTGCTTTTGGTAAAAGGTCTTATTGGTAAAGTGCCTTCTTTCCAATTGTCATGAACTTTTGTCAACCAATCAAAAACATATTCAATTAATTCAGTATTCTTATCATTCATATTAACTGGAATAATAAGATATGATTGATCGTTTTTATTCTCATAATATAGAAATCCCTGTTCAGCCCCACGAATTTTCATATATGTTAAGAGTTGAATAAGGTGATTTGAAGTTGGTTTCATTTCTGCTTGACGAATAGAATAAACTTCATCTTTTGCAGTTTTTACTTCTCCAACTACTTCTTTATTATTCCATTCGATAATAACGTCAGCAAAGCCTCTAATTGGTGGGGAGGCAAGTCTAATTTCTGCTTCATTTTCCTTGAAGACTGAAGTTTTTGCCATGACCGCCTGAATCCTATCATGTGCAGCCTTACCATTATCCATATTAGCCCTAGCCATGGCATCAAATTGTTCTTCAAAGTCAGTGCCATTAAAAGCAATGAACCAATATCTAGGGCAGTTACCATAGCCATAGCCAATAGTACTAGGGCTAAAAGATACTTTCTTTTTATAAGATTCTCCTGATTGTGTTCCATTTAAATACGCCTCTTCCATCATTTTAGCAAATTCGTTAGCATCAAAACCACCATCTTGTGGTTTTTGAAATTTTAAATTACCTATTATCTTGCGAGCCATTTTCTTCCGTTCTAATTGGATGCGATAAATGAATCCCGCATTTTATACATTTTGTATATGTAAGCATAGTATATGGACAAGATATTTTTTCTCCCTTATGCCTATGAAATAATTTAAACACCAAACCTCGCAGCATATTTTAATGCATCCACTAGTTTATCAATAGAATCGCTAATAGTATAATAAACATTTTTCTTTTTTGCAGAATCTCCACCTTTTTCAAATGTGGTGTAGTACCTGGCGAGTACTGAAAACTTAGCACTTAATGATTGTAATGTAACAATTAATTCTGGTGCTTTAGAGGAGGGTACATCTGGCTTAGTAATTAATTTAATAATTAAATCAAGAGCTTTGTCTAAATCTTTATCATCCATAAATTCAGAGATATCATTAAATTCTGTTATTTCGCTGATTGTTTCTAAAAGGTTTTTATCCAAGGTATATCACCCTTGCTACTGTCATGCAAGGATCTAAGCCCTCGTCCCACTCTGCTCTTTCTTCTTCAGACATAACATCATAACCTCCATCATGGGTTTGACAAAAAGGCTGAGTAATCCAACCTTTTTCTACTCCTTGATTAAACCAGTCCCAAAATTCATTTTTATACATTATTATTCCTTTTATATAGTATAGCTTCTTCTTTGGCATAAAAGGGCTTGCCTGTAAACTTAGATTCATCAAAATTTTCAATTGAACAATTGTTATTACAATTTTCTAAGCAACCAGTGCTGTGTCCGTTTTGATAAACAATTACTTTATGATATTTTCCTGATTCGTATTCTTTTTTTATTCTTTCTTTTTCCATTATATCCCATTGATCTTTGCCATAAAATTTTTCATTTTTATACCACCAATCAGAACCTTCGTAATCTAAAAACCAAAACATTCTTAATAAATATCTTTCATTTTTAAAAATTTTAAGCACTCCATGATAATACGGATGTCCTGATGGAAATATTACAACGTCTCCTTTTTGTGGTTTATAATTAATTATTTTTCCAGAGTCTTCATGTAAAAATGATATTTCTCCACCATCATAATCGTCATTAAGATACATTGTAACAGTAATTTTAAGTTTGTGTCCTGGTGATTCTTTATCGAACTCATGTGTATCTGTATGATATTCCATTGCAACTGGTTTATTTTTATAATTTAAATCTTCTAAATCTTCATTTTTATCATATCTTAAAAAAGATATTCCACTATTTTTACATTTTATATTATTTGTATTAAATAAATTTATAAAACTTTTTAAAATTTCATCATTTTCATATTGTTTAAAAAAATCTTTTGAACTTGTATGAAAAGCTTCTTGAATATTTTTTAATAAATCTTCTTGTTCTTTTTTTTCTAAATTTTTTATTTCTGTATATCCGTTGCTGTCTGGACCATCTATATTCATAATATTGCCTTTGGGAGACCAATCATCCCATGGTTTTAAATGATATTTATCTTCTTTGAAAGATTTAGCTTTTTTTAACATATCAACAATTTTATCTGTATCTTTTAAAAGATTATGATAAACAACAACTTTTGGATATATTATACTTCTATCTAACATATTAATTGTCTTTTTCCCAACATTCAATTAATTCTTCAAGTAATGACCATTCAATTACTGCTAATCGAATTTTTGCATTATCCCTTCCCAATATGAGTTTAAGTAAAGGGTGCTTGCTCCTATCAACGCGAAAGGTATCCGTACATATTTTAGCCCAAATATCTTGACTAATTGAAATTGATTTTTCATATTCTTTATAGTCCACTACAAAGTTTTTCCACTTTGCATCTCCTTTTTGAATTTGACCTCTACCACTATTCTTTTGAAGCTTTGCTCCATCCCGCTTTGCCTCAGATCTTTCAGACATTAACGAAAGACCTATGACCTTCAGAACAGTACCATACTAATTCTGATTTATCTGTGTAGTATTTTGCTTCATAAGAATCCAGCTCACATTTTTGACAAGGGTATGTGCCACTTGTTTCTTGGAATTCTCCAGAATCTTTTTTATCTTTTTTGGATAAAAAGTCATCAAGACTTGGCATAAATTTGCTCCTCAAGAAAAGTTACAACATCTGGATTGTCTCTAAGCCACTCTACTGTTTTGGCACGACCCTGAAGTCTTTCCTCACCTATAGTATACCAAGCTCCGCCTCTTTGAACAATTCCCATCATTTCTGCAACGTCTAAAGCTTCTCCCACTCTATCGACCCCAAGTATGTCCATTCCTTGGTAGTAGAAGTCGTATTGTCCTGAAAGATTAGGGGGTCCAAGTTTGTTGTAATCGACAATCCAATTGACTGGTCTGCCCACTTTTTGTTCAATAATCTTGTCACCCACCTTAACGCCCGATTTAATAGCATTAGCTTCAGATTCAGAAGACCATAATTTAACCACCGTAGAGGAAAAAAACTTGACTGCCATTCCTCCTGTGGGGATATGTGAAGCGTGCATAGATCCAAATTGATTTCGTTGTTGTGAAATAAGAACCAATAACGTGTCTTTGTTTGCATAATTTAACATCTTGACCGCGTGGGTCATATCCTTTGCCTCTGCACCAATTTGTTTAGTGTCTTGTAAATGCTTTAATTCATCGCCATCTTTTTCAAAATAAATAGCAGGAAGCAGGGCTGAAATAGAATCTACAACAATAATATCAACCCCTGCCTCCATCAACTGAACTCCAACATCAACCATGTCATTAATAGTTTTTGCTGAAGAATAAATAAGGGAAGAAGAATCTACTCCTAAAGACTCAGCCCATTCTTGAGAATAAGAGTTTTCTGCATCAATCCAAGCACAAGTCTTGCCGTCTTTTTGTGCTAATGCAATCATCTGTAAACAAAAAGAAGATTTACCTGCAGACTTATTGCCCCAAATCATTGTTTGCCTTCCAAAACCAAGACCGCCTTTAAGTGCGAGGTTTAGTCCTACGCTTGGGGTTGGCTGCTTTTTTGTTTCCACTTGGGTTGCCATTTGGACTCTTGCTCTTGTTTTTGGATCTAGTTTTGACAGAATCTCTTCTGCTACTGCTGTCATTTAAACTCTTTTCTAATTCATAAGCCAGTTCTTTTAAAACTTCCTTGCGACTGGATGCAAGTTGGTCGATAATACTTAGAGCCAATTCTTTATCTTTAGCTTTTATTACTAAAAGAATTTCTTGCTCTATGCCTTCTAAGATATAGAAATTAGACATATATATCTATTATATCCTAAAACTTATTACCGTGAAGTCTTTCCCTATCTTTATTTTTATTATGTTTATATTCCATAACTGTACTTAGATCTTGGCTTACCCAACCTGCATCATACATTCCTTGATATAAATCAAGTGTACGAATTAGAATATCTGCCATTTCCTCGGCAACATCAAGGGGACCTTTTTGCTTTCTTAAAGCTTCTGTAACTTCTGTAACTTCAGAATGTATTAAAAGCAATTTAGTACATAGCATTTCTAAAGTTGCCTGATTATCCCAAAATCCTTTTTCTACTGCAATGCTATGCAATTCATTAGCAATCTTATCAAGCTTGTGCATCTTCATTGTTATCCTCTGTTTTTTCTGTTAATTTAAAAGTAAGAGCTTTTGTTTCTAAATCTTGATCTACTGCGACTGAAAAATCTCCATAATTCTTAAGAATTGTATCAATTGGTACTACAACCTCTTCTAGGGTTTCTAGGATAGATGCAAGGATTTGTTCAATCCCAATATTAATACTTTGATCCATTCTTTCAAAATTTTGTGTTTGTTCTGACATTATGACACCTCCTTTACAAATTTAGTTCCATCTTCCATCTTTGATATTACTGGCTTGCACAAAGTTCCCACCTTCATCTTACCTAAAGCAAGGGTGTAGTTTTTTGGGAAAGCAATCACACGCTCCATATTTTTTTCTTTATCAGAAATAATAATGTGAGCCATCATCTTGTTTTGTTTAGTTTTATAATGTGTAAAGTCTACAACTGTCATAGAACTTTCATCAAAATCTAGATTTTCTTTAATCAACCAGCTGATGAAAGGATCATCTTTTTTATTTTGCACATCATCAATTGTAACATACCGATGAATTCTATTTTGTCCTACAAGAAACAGATACATTAATCCTGGTTCAATCTGAGAATTTTCACTATGAAAAATACCAATAGATCCTGTGTCATCAATTAACTCTACACGAGACCAGCCAGTTCCACGTTTAATAGACTTAACCATAGCCATCAAAACAAAACATCCTTCTTCAAGGAAATCTTCTAGTGGGGTGACTTGAGAACGAATGTATGGAGTTATTCCCTGCATGTCAAATTTGGGGATTCCAAGATATTCATAAAGGTTTTCTCCTTCATCTCCCCGTCTTTCATTATCCTTAAATGCAGCAGCGCCAATCTTATTCAAAGCATCAATTGCTCTGGAGTTTATGCCACTACCCTTTTCTTTAGAAGACTCAAGAAGATGATCATAGTTTTTAAAAGGTCTCTTGTTAATTATTTTATTAGCAATGCCATCTGAAATAAACTTAACATTAGACAATCCAAACCTAATTGAATTACCTTGAATGCTGAAGTCAAGTTCTGATTCATTTACGTGTGGTAAAAGAATCTTTATTCTAAGTCTCTTTGCTTCCAATAGGTATTCTGTTCTTGCGTCTTTATCTTTTTCATTCTTGAGGATCGCAAACATAAATTCAGTTGGGTAATAATGCTTAAGCCAAGCCGTATAATAAGATAGCATAGAGTAAGCAACAGCATGAGAACGGTTGAAAGAATAACCAGCGTGAGCCTCAAAATTGTGCCAAAGATTTTCTGCATCTTCTTTTGAAATGTGTTTTCTTGCGCCTTCGATAAACCTGTCTTTGAATACATCAAACTCCTTTGCGTCTTTCTTTTTACCAATAATCTTTCTTACTTTATCTGCTTCTGCCCAAGACATTCCACCTAGGTGTACGCAGGCTTGCATAACCTGTTCTTGATAAATAATAACACCATAAGTACGTTCTGTAAACTCTCTAAGAATGGGGTGGATGTATGTAACTACTTCTTTACCCTTCTTGCGATTAACATAAGATGCTCCTACAGTATTCATAGCGCCTGGTCGAACCAAGGCATTAGAGGCAACCAAGTCTTCAAAAGTATCAATACCCATTTTAATAAGAAGACTGGTATACGGGGTTGCTTCTGCCTGAAACACTCCCTTTGTATATCCTTGTGTTAAATCGTCAAAGACTTTTTTATCATCAAAAGTAATTTCTGAAAGCTTTATATCTTTATTTTTATTTGTTTTAATAATCTTAATTGCATCATCAATAACTGAAAGAGTTTTAAGACCAAGTACGTCAAGCTTAATCAAACCAATATCTGCAGCCTGCTCCATATCATATGCAACTACGGGTATTCTGTTGTCGCTTGAAGTATCACTTCTACTTTCAATTGGAGCATAGCTTTCAATGGGTTCTTTAGAAACTACGATTCCAGCAGCATGGATTCCTGTAGCCCTGATCTTTCCTCGTAGACGAGATGCAAATTGAATAACTTCTGGATACTTTTCTCTAAACCATAGTGTTTCTTTAGAATCTTCAAAATCTTCAAATGTATCTACTGGCTTGAGTGCTTTGTTTACTTCTCCCAACGGAATACCAAAAACACGGGCAACGTCACGAACCACACCCTTGTCCTTAAACAACTGATATGTAGAAATTGATGCTACATTTTTAAATCTTTTATGTAGGTATTCTTTTACTTCTCCACGTCTACGATCCATAAAATCTGTATCAATATCTGGAAAGTCATTACGCTCTGGATTAATAAATCGAAAAAACAGCAAATCATATTTAATTGGATCTACGTCTGTAATTCCAAGCAAGTAGCAAACGAGCGATCCTGCTGCAGAACCCCTGCCTGGACCAACAAGAATTCCATTATCTTTAGCCCAGTTAATCATATCTGATACAACTAAGAAGTAAGAAGCAAAGTTTTTATCTTTAATTACTTTTAACTCTTCTTGAAGCCTATTTAAATACTCTTCTTCACCTGGCATCCTTGATTCTAGTGCATTCATACAAAGCTCTGAAAGCTGCTTGTCAGCATTTTTCTTTGGTTTTGGTAGTAGATCTAGGTTCTTGTGAAAATCATATGTATCAATTTTGTTAGTAATCTCAATAGAGGCATCTAACATGTCTGTTCTTGTTATACCCGCCTTATTAAAATCTCCAAGAAGCTGTTCACGACTTTGGATATAGACGTTGATTTCTTGGAAAGAAATCGGACGAGTGGGGTAAAGATAATTAAACCTATCAAAAATATTACTAAGCTTGTTAGCTTTTTCATATGTAGCATCCTTATTCATATCTGGTTTAGTTGAAAGAATTAAAAGCAATTCTTCAAGTGAGCGTTGATCTTCTGTTGCAAAGTGTGAATCAGAAGTTGCAATAGGTTTAACTTTATATTCATCTGCCAATGCAAATAGTTGATTGTTTAATTCAACTGGATTGTGTGCTTGTACTTCTACATAAAAATCTTCATCAAATCTATTTTTAAACCAACGCATATACTGGTGGGCAAGTTCAAGATCTTCCCGTTCAATTGCCTTGGAGATAAGTCCATTCATGCATCCTGAAAGAACGATAATGCCATCACCATATTCATCGAGAATCTCTAGATCAATGCGAGGCTTGCGATAAAAACCTTCTGTCCAGGCTAGCTGTGAAAGCTTGTGGATATTCTTTAATCCTTCATTATTCTTAGCAAGCAAGATAATGTGATTAAATACAGAAGTATTGTCATCTCTTTTGCGAACATCTCTTTTATCAAATCTATCAGTTGCTGAAATATATGCTTCTATCCCAAGGATTGGTTTAATCCCCAGTTCCTGGCATGCCACTTGCATATCTCTATGACCAGACAATGTTCCATGATCAGTAATGGCAATTGCGGTTTGCCCAAGGTTCTTGGCTGCCTCTACAATTTCATATGGGGAACAAAGTCCATCCATTAATGAATAATGGCTATGGACGTGCAAGTGTGTAAAATTCATTATTTCCTAACGTGTGTAACCCAGTAGTATTTGCATTTTTCGCAACACGGCTGGTTGTCTGGATGATACAAAGCATATTTAAATTTCTTATAATGAATAGGATCTTTGTTATATAGGTTAGCCCTATGCGTCATAACTATTTTTTTATTATCTTCACCGCTAAACCATGTGGGCATTCTATCTCCCCAAACGTGACTGCAACGATCATAAAGATTTTGTAAGTTGCTAAGATTTTTATCTACTTTAATTCCGCGCTTGCTTGCTTCGTATGCCATTATTCTAGCATAGGAGTAAAGAGAATGTTCATGGTTTTTCCACATTAATACTGCTGGATGATTTCTCCATGCACCTGTGGGTGATTGACCTGAAAGAACATTAAGAATTTGATATGCTTCTAAGATTTGTTTATTAAGTCTTTTATTATCAAGCGCCATAGCGCTTTCTGCAATATTTGCATGAGGCAAGAAAGTTTGCATTGTAATCCTTTGATAATAAGGGGAGGGGCTATTTGCCCCTCCCCATTATTCTACCACTCAATAGAAGAAGATGTCGAGCCGTCTTCAGAAGATTCTGAAGAAACTCCCATAAAGAATGCTTCTTGCTCTGCATATGGAACGTCGCGGACTGCAACCTTCTCAAGATCAAAAAGCTCATTTTTGTCATAGTCAATTGGCTTTACATCTGTTGTGGGAAGAGGAGTAATAATATAACTTGTATCAGTCTTCTCTCCACTACGCTTAAGCTTCCAGGTAAGGTTGCTGATGCTCCCCGTTTCTCCTGCATACTCAATGATTGATGGGGTTGCGGACTTTGGTCCTGCACCCTGTGAAAAAATTGCCACATATGGCTCTTCTGTGCCATCGTCTACTAGTACGTTTGCGTATAAGCGACTGCGACCCTTCCAACCTGCCTTGATATCTCTCTTGTGCATTTCGCAACCAAAGCATCGACCTTGATCTTCAATTGTGCAAAGTGCCTTGCGACGATAATCCTTTGGATTGGTGTGTTCAATAGCAATAAACCCAAGACCAGCCTTTTCAATATATGAAGGTGAGTCAGGATCAAGCTCCTGCATGAAACGAATTTTTACTGATTGATTATCTTTTAATTGGAGCCATCGCCCCTTTTGTCCATCACTTGAAAAAGTGGGTCTTTCCATTTGCTTGCTTAAATTGGTTAAGCCTCTTACGATTCCCATAGTATATCTCCTTATTTATTGGGCTATAGTATGCCCTGTGCTTCTATTATATCACCAATTTGCGTATTCAAAATGCGGTACAGCATTCTTTATACACTGTTTAATTTCTTCGTCAGACATGTCTCCAACGTCTTTTGCATCGTGAGGATATATCATACCATATTGATATGACGCCCACAAGATGTCTTTCATCTTTAATTTATTGGCAATTAGGTTGCCAAGTTTTCTTCCTGCTTCATCATTATCTGTCATAATAATAATTTTAGATGAATACTTATTTAAGTTTTCAATGTTCTCTGGAGATAAGCTTCCTCCAAGTGTAGCAACCACTCCAGGGAATCCTGCTTGGTGTACCCTAATGGCATCAAAAGATGATTCTGTAACAATAATTGTTCCTCCCGCCCTTTTTGCACGATGTATGTTAAACATTGTCTTGCTTCTTGGAAGGTTTGTACTGTTTTTAAAACTCTTACCCTCTACAGATCTTCCAACTAAACCCACGGGCAATCCGTCTGGACTGTGAACTGGAACTGTAACCATTCTTTGTTTTTCTGAATATCCTAAATTGAAATGATCCATTGATTCATTATTAATGCCACGAGATAAAAAATAATCGCAAGCCTCTTTACTTGCTTGCCTAGTCAACCCTAGATCATCCAATATCTTTTGTGAAAATTCTACAAAATCTGGTTTAGTTTTTAATAGGTCTGCCAATTCATCATCAAATGTTTGTTCTGATTCTTTTTTCATAGAACCAATAAACCTAATCGCTTCAAAATCATTTCTATGACTTAGGCTTTTAACTAGATCTAAAACGGTTCCGCTGGCATCGCATGAAGGGTTGTAGCACACATAAAGCCCTTTAGAATAACTAATGGCAAATGAAGGGGTGCTTCTATTGTTATGGAATGGGCATAAGCACAAAAAATCTGTGTTTGTATCTGATACTATCTCAACACCTATGGCGTGGAGAACTGAACGCAAATGCGTTTTAGTATAGTTTTCTAACAACATTTTAACCTATCTAGGTAGATAACCTTGACCAGAAAAGCCTTCGAGCTTGAAAGCCTTCTTTTTACCAACAAAAATACCATACATGGTTATATTAAACCCATATTCATTTTTGTCTTGATTATATTTTACAGAGAACTGTGGCATCATGTCAAGTACTGGAACATAACCCTTGTCTCGCATTTGCTGAACAAGCAGTCTTTCAAAATTTTCCCTGGTTTTAATGATGTTGGCATCATCTTTTATGACCCCACCGATCCAGAAATTATGAATTTTTTTAGATAACACGACTGCCTATCTTTCATAAAAATTGTATCAGTTTTAGCAGTCATTTCATAAACCAGTTTCGTAAATTTCTTTAACAATTCCTCTGTTAATGTCCCAGTCCAAATAGAATCCGAATTCAGTTCCATGTCTATTCTTTCGTGAAATCACTTCAATAATATTAGAGTCAGGATTTCTATGGACCGCCATAGCCATATCGGCATCATATTCAATAGCCTTTGACCAGGCTACTTGTGAAAGCATGGGAGGACTGTCTTGATCTGAGATGTCATCCATAGTTGCTGCTGTGATGTCGATCACAGGAATATTATTTCTTACTGCAAGCAACTTAAAATCACGAGAAATATTTCTATTGCGTTCAACCTCAGACTTAGCTCCTGATGAATCATTAAATAGTTGATGGTAATCAAGAATAACAAGATCTGGTTTATGTTGATCAATCTTTGCCTGAACGGTTTGTGGAGTTACTTGACCAGTTCCTTCATTAGATACTAGAATAAAACTATTAGTCTTATCAAACTTTTTCTTTGCCCATGTATCAAAATCATCAATGTTAACTATACCTTTAGAAAAATCTGAGGCTTTAAAAAGTCCCGACCCAAGCATGGTATAAATACGATCACGCATATTCTCTGGAGTCATTTCTAATGATACAATCATAGGCTTAAAACCTTGCTCCCAAGCTTTACAGGCTAGATATGAACTCATCCATGTTTTACCACGACCCGCCCAACCAATCATTACAATTAAGTGTCCAGGAGCCATTCCTGTGGGGTATGCAAGGTCAATAGCCTTAAACCCAGTCATAATACCAGGGCTTCCTCCCATAGCCGTAGAACGCTCACGAACAGCTTGAAAGTGTTTCTCAGCCATTTCATAATCTGTAAGATCAACGTCTCTAACATTGCTTGTAAAACGTGTAAGAGAGGATAGTTCTTTTTGCATTTCTGCAATAATTCTAGCAGAGGCTTCAGTTTTTAGATTACTTCCAGTTTTTAATAATAAGTTTTTAATCTTAGAAGATAAATAATCATTCTTTAATTGATCAAGATAATATGCAGTTTCACCTTTAACATTTTCTGAAGCAAAATCTTTAAATCTTTCCTGCAATACTGAAACATCTGGAACTGCTCTAAACTTTAAATAATAAGACTTAAGACCTTCCCACACATCTCTATGTGATTGAAAAATATCATCAACATTGTCAGCCATTACCACTGAAATATCTTTGTTTTGACAAACCGAAGTAATTACCGCTGCTTCAATGTTCATTGTTCTCCTCAACCATAGCTTTTGTTTGCATTCTAATCATTTTCCTGCGGTCTTTGTCACGATGATATTCAGTCAAATATATATCTAACTTATCAAAGTTATAAAGAAACCAATTTAACGGATGCCCTGTGCGTGGCGTTTTAAAATAATACTCAAGTAATTCTTTTGCACGTTCATAACCTATGCTCTCGAGCACATCTTGCATAGCCCACTTTTCACGATATCTATTCATCGTAGGAACTTTGCTATAGGTGGCTTTATATAAATTAATATATAAACTTACTAAAGCGTGTGCTTGTTTAGCATCGTCCTTGGTCATTTAATAAATCCTGTACTTTGTTTGTTAGGTTTTCAATAGTTGAGTCATTTACAATATACTGGTCAAAAGCATAACTGTCAAGTGATGTTTCTGAAATGTGACCATTAATTGGTCCTACTGCATCACGTTTGATACGCCATACATTACCACCTAAATTTCTAATAGCGTCTGCTTCATTTGGAAATCTACAGTCAGTAAAAACTGCTTTAACTCCATCAGGTAATTTAGAAATAGCAGACTCTACCCAAAAGTCTTTTCCAAATAATTTTCTGCCCACTTCTGTACCCATTCTTTGTAATAGATTTCTAACTTCTGGATATAATACTTTTGCTTGGTCTAGGTCAAATCCAATCAAAGATCTTTGATAGGTCATTCCATCAACACTTACAAGTGGATTAAGATTGTATATGGCTTGCTTTAATTCTGCAGCAAATGAAAACTTAGTATACCCATGTTCAACCAAAATATCTCCTACGGTATCTTTACCCGATCTTGCATATCCTGACAATCCAAGAACCTCTACTCGTGGAACAAGTTTTTCATCTTTAAGAATCATCAATGGAATTCCCAAGGCTTTAGCAACTGTTACTTCAAGGGATGCACCATTTGAATTCTGCCATCCTGGTAAAAGACAGATAGCATCTGATTTTAATACTAATGGCAAATCTCTACGCATATAGTAGGTCCAGGTATGATTGGGATTCTCTGGGGTTCCTGCTGCCTTCAAAGCTAACTTTAGGTTAGGACCGTCATTATGTGCAGGATTGTATACTTCATGACCTAAACTAATTAAAGTTTCTTCTGCATTAAAAAAAGCGGGAAAGTTAAAATCTTTCACACCTGTCATTGGTCCAGCTACATAAACTTTCACTTCTTATGTGCCTTTAATTCCTCTTCAATTTCCTGCATTTTTTCAATGATCTTTCCTTCAACAAAAGCATAGACGCGATCTGTAGCAATATTAGTTGTTTCTCCATCACGGACAAAATCTTCAATAGCAATACCAACTTTGATGTTTTCAAAATTGCCAAGGTTGCGTGTAAAGTTTAATTCTACTTTAACGCCTGTTCCTCTATCTGACATATTAATCCTCTTCTGGTTCTAGGGACGTTGGAGAGAAGCCAACGACTTTCTTTTGCTTTCTATTTAGCTTTCTATATTCTTTTAAATCTACAGACTTATCAAATAGAACTAACATTCTATCAGATACCGCCAACATCGCTTCAAGATTATTTTCCCTTTTTGCTCTTTTATAAACTTGTTCAAGGATGCTAAAAGAATTAATTAGCATCTCATTTGGATTAATTTCTTTATTCATCTTCTCACCAATCTGGTTGTTTCCAGACGGGATAGAATGTCCCATCTTCGTTTTTAGCATATAGTACAACTTCATTGTTGATTAAAGCCTCTAGCTCTGCCTTACTTGGCATATCTCCAATTGTAATTGTACCATCTCTTCTAGGTCTACCTCTGTGTACTGTTTTAAAAAAATTATGTAATTCTCTAATGTCATCTTCGCTCCAATAGTACCTGCCTAAGGTGCGTTTACCATTTAATGAATATGCTTGTTCTGGAAACTTTACATCTCCAGCATAAAGATGTCTTTTAATTGTATCTTCATGCCTACCAATAATTTTGGCAACTTGAGAAACAAGGTAGGCGTGTTGCCTTCTCTTCAATACATCTTGTAATGAATAAGCAACACGCTTTCCCTGCCGATAATTCCAGGCAACAATAAGATCTTCAGCCCTTGACCTTTTGAGGGTTCTATGCAATTCACCGTTTAGGTAGAAGTGTAGTAACCGTTCAACAGGCTTTTTTCTGCTTCTTCTAGCCATAAGCCAAACCTATTGCCATCTTTCTTTATCATCCATCTTTTACCACACATGATGCAGAACAACTCTACTCGCAGTTGTTGTGAGTAGATTCTATCTACAAACACTCTTCCTCTGCATCTTTTACATTTCATGTATTATTTTCTACTTCTTAGTAGCAGTCTTCTTTGCCACTACCTTGCGAGTAGTAGCCTTTGCAACTGGAGCCTTGACAGGCTTTACATCCTTGACTGCTGCATCAACCTCTGCCACTGACGGCAAACGACCAAATGCTGAATCCTTAGGATTAACCGCTCTAAGTGCTACTGGAACAATAGCTCCAACCAAAGAGTAAGCAAGAGTCTTTGGATCTGTGACACCTGACATGTACAGAGTAACTGCTGCGCCCACAACGGATCTTAGGTAAGATGCGATAAGGGCTTGCAACTTTTTATTCATTATTCTCCTTTTGTTATGCAGTAAATGTTTTGCCATCCACTACACAGGTATAATCTTTTGTGATCTGGATTAATTGCATATGTGGATAATCATTGACAACGTGGGCTACTGCAAATCCCGCCTGCCAGTTTTTTTGCAACGTGTAATCCATTTTATCTGGATCGCACAGATGACCAATTTCAAAACCTCTTAGCTCTTGACCTGAAAGATCATAAGTTTGAAAGTATGCTCCCATTCTGTGAGAATGTCCTCGAACTAAAGATACTCCGAAACCATTAACATCATTTCTTACAGATTCTCCAGCGTGCTTTGAAATTGATTCACCATGATGTGCATACATATCTCCAAACCTTTTCACGGGAGGTTGGTTATAGTAATGCCATTCAAACCCATGAGTCTTATAATCATATAAAGACTCAGGAGTAAGAAACTCTAGAAATTGCGGTGCCTTTTTAGCAAGGTAATCACCGTGTCTTGTCCATCCATGATTTCCATCATGAAAATGCTTATCAGCTTTAGGAACGATTTTATTAATGTCTGCAAGGAAATCCTTGGTTCCCTGCACTCCGCCATCCCCAAGGGGTATAGAAAGCTCTGCAGGATACTCTGAAGACCAACGACTGGTCGAGTCTGCATCGTCAATGTCTCCTAAAAGGTCCACGGCATCTGGCTTCCATGCTTTCATAACTTTTAGAAATAATTCTACCTTGCGTGGATCGTGTCTAGGAAAATGGACATCTGAGACCATCATCCATTTCGTGTCATTAGTCATTTCTTGCCTTTCTCTTTTGGCAATTATCTTATGGTATTGGTTATTTGTCAAGCAACGTGTGCTTTTTTATGTTCTTCTATAGAACACAAAAACAGATTAACAAGTCTGTTATCTGTTTTTATTTCGTTAATGTGATGAACGGATTCCCACTCTTCCAATATTCTATTGTATTGTTTTTCCATCATAAGCCTATGCTCATAATACCAGCCGTTAAATGATTTAGGATGTTCTGGAATGTTTATTAAAACATATCCTTCTCGCCCTACCATTTTCTTTCTTTTTATCCAGGATTTAGCTGGAGAATACACTATGTTCCTATTGCGATAACGTGGATTGTTGCTGTATCTGCCTGATTTAATCCAGCTATATAAACTGTAAAATCAGCAACACTTGTTGAACTAGAATTAAATACTATGCTTGTAATTGGTTGAGATTTTTGATTAGAAAGCTCAACAGAAACATTTATAACGGGCTGAGATGTAAAAGATGGCAAGTTAAATCTTGCAGAACTTATACTTGCTGTATATAATGCTATTTTTTTTGCAGTAACTATTTTTAAATCTGAAAGATTTGTAGGACTAGTTTTTCCATTTTTATCAGATGAAGTTTTAGCAACGTCTTGTAAATCTGCTATCTTCAAATCTTGATCCCTAAAATTAGATATTAGATTATTGATTGTATTATAATCAATGATTGCATTATCATAAATATCAGCCATCTAACTTTTCTCCTTCTGGGTGAATAGAAATTTCTTTCTGACCCGCCACAATAATGTCTTCACTATTATTGCCCAACCAAATAAGCACGTCAGGATTAATAATGTGTCTTCTTTTGTTATCACTAACTAAGTATATTTTACCATCAGATATGTCTTTTATCAAAGTGCCATCACGAAAGCCAAGCAAGCCTGTGACCTTTATATTGATCATGGCTGCTTCACTGGTTAGTACCTCTTTAATTCCCCACGAATCTTTTGCTCTATCAGAAACAAATTTAAAACGTTTTGCTCCTTTTACATAAAAAGACCCTTTTTCCGTTTTGGCAATTAAACCACTTGGAACGGTGGGGGTAAAGTTATGCGTTGTTTGTTTCTTCGAGAATCTCTTTAGCATACTTCTCCGATTCTGCTGCTTGAGACAATTGTGTAAGTTCTGCTCTTAAAATAGCAATTTGTGTTTCATAATTTGAAACAATTTCGCCAATGCGCTGTTGAAGCGCGGTTATTACTAACTCTGCTTTATCCATTATCCAACTCCTTTAGTTTTAGCTCTAGTGCATCTTTTTTTGATATTTGATCTGCAATTTGTTTTTGCAAAGATGCTATTAAGTCTGCATCGGGATTATTTACTGAAGATTCTTGATATAAAGATATCTCTAAGTTATATTGATTCCTGTTTGCATTTACTATGTAATTTAATATTATAGACTTCTTTTCTTCATTGGTCAATTCCATCGTTTAACACCTCCAAATCAATTGCTCCCCATTTTCCTATTGGACATCCAGCATGAGGCAGTTTAGCTTTTTCTGTCATGAAACATCCACACTTTTTACAGTTCTTTGTAGACTGAATTAAAAATGGACATTCTAAACACATATTGTATCTATAATTATATATGTCTTCATCTACCCTGCCTATTTTTGGATTTAATAAATCCCAAGGTCTTACTTTATCCCCAGCATTTTTTTCTTTCCATAATTGCCATGGTGTACTTTGTGACATACTTTAGACTTCTTCCTCAAACGTATTGGTTTCAGAATCATATTTGAATCCAACTTTTACGCTGTCTATATCATTATTCATTAAATCAGTAACATTTAAAACAACTGGGTTGCTTGTAAAAATTGCACCAAGTCTTTCATCTGTATGTAGAATATCTACAACTTCTCCATCCAAAACAAATGCTAATTTAATTGGTGGAAGTTCTGGGGCTTGCTCTGTCATTTTTCTCCTCTCATGCTATATTGTAAAAATTGTCTATGGTAGTTCCATAATTATAATCTGTAGTAACCTTTGTAAGTCCAACTTCTGAGGATCCAGATCCAGAAACTTTTGTAGGGCTAGTTGCTAAATATACCAAATCTGATCCAAGTTGTCCAGTAAGTGCATCTGTAGGAAGTGATTTAGATCCAGAGTATCCCTTTACAGTAATTGTATCCCCTGAAGTATTTACAGATATTGAATTTATATCAGTATAAGTATAACCACTTGTACTATCTGTTGATGCTAATTGTTGTGTGGCAACTGTAGAAATAACATTAGATATTGTTGATAATATTTTTATATTAGAATATCCCTGATAATGAGTAGTATTTACGGTATAGCTATAAGCAGCTTGATCTTCATAGTTACAATCATATGTATTATATCCAGCATCACATTTATATGTTGTGGTTGTGGTTGAATTTGCAGCTCCTTGATAATCAGTAGTTGTACAAGTATGTGTTGCAGAATTATAAGAACCACCAGCATTATTACAAACTCCTGAATTAGCAGCATAAAAACTACTAATTATATAACAACTAGACCCTACGACGGTTTCTCCAGGTGAACATGTATAACTAGTGCTTGAACTCCACCAGGTATATCCACAGGTGCAGTTACCAGGGTTTGATGTAACATATGATGTTGAAGTAGTTGTACATGTTGGCGCTTGAATCCCGCCACATGTGCAGAGAGCAGTATTTGTAGTAGTTATTTGATGGCATTGTCTTGGAACGTTAACGGTTGATGTTGTAACTGTAGTAGATTGTGTATAATAAGGTCCTGCTGCCCACCATGACCCCGCTGCGGTATACCAAAATGCTAGTGCAGTTCCACCAGTAACATTTGCACTTGATGTACTGTTAGCCCTTCTTACATCAATTGTAGATATTGGATAATCAGTATATACGCTAGCTCCAGTTATTGAATTTGAACTTGATGCTTGATTGCTTGTGATAGCCCAAGCAGCCTGTTGTGTTGACCAAACTAAACCGCCTGAAGATGTACCAAGATTTGCTGCATTTGCTCTATTAAAAGTATCTGATACAGTTCCTACTGTAATTTGAACAGGTGTACTAAAATAATAATATAAACTTCCATCTAATCCATAAACTATATCTCTTGCTGCAATATAAGTTCCTCTTATGGATTGCGGGATTGAATAAGGAGAAGTTTCTACGGAATAAGAACCACCTTCTACCAAGTCCCCCGATGAAGTTGCATGAACAACTCTTGTGTTTACAATATATGAATAATTTGTATATGTCCCTGCAACTGCAGACACTGAACTTAATACTTGAGTCGTTCCTGATAATGATGGAGATACAGATTTAACTGGTGCATTAGCACTGGAATAAAATTGTTTCCATATTCCGTTAACATAGACCCAAGCCTTTTTTACCTGCTGCCATCCACCAACATAAGCCCAAGCATTTTTAATTTTTCTCCAAGAAGCTCCTGAGTAGGTATAAAAATCCACTACCACTCCAATTTAATATCGCCATTTTGTGGGCTTGATGGAGATGGGTTTCCTGCTGTACT